AACTATTACCGCGAGGCTTTAAAACTTCACTATAACGCGAACAAGACGCGACCGGATATTACCTATTTCAATTTAGGTGCTATTGGGTGTTATATGGGACACATGGACTTTTACCGAAGGTGTTTCGAACAAAACCTCAAATATGCCGTTATTTTTGAAGATAATGTCATTATAAAAGATAAACGCGTTTACCGGGAAATTCAGGACGTTATAAACAAAAAGGGTGACAATTTTGAAATGTGTTTCTTCCACTGTTTATCACGATACCCGGATAAGGAAAGTGCTGAAAAGAGCGGACTCGAACGCGTTAAGTGGATTTCGAGTACCAAGTGTTACCTCATACACGTCGATAATATGAAAAAGTACTACAAACACTTTTTTCCTATCGATAATCACGTCGACATGAAACACGAAGATATAATCGCGCGTGGTGCGCGTGTATACTATAAAGATCTTCGACACTGTTTACACATTGACCGTAGTCATAACAGTACCATCGGACACAGTAATTGGGGAAAACGTAAATTCTTTTCGAAACGGTACCCTACTGCAACCACCGACGAACTCGAGTACGGGTGGTAAACACACTAATTCCACGGTATATCTTGTGGACGAAACCGACACCCAATTTTTAAAAAGTCAACAAACTTTTTAAATTCTGGTTCAGTTATATCGGTATTTTCCATCGAATTAAGAACGTTACCGACATATTCGTTATACTTTTTATGATTACCTCTGTGTGTAAGTCTATTCTCACGCAAATTACCAATTTCACGCGGCATCATTATTATGTTTTCGCTCGCGTGGATATCATAGTTTATCTTTTCAATAATTGGGTGACTCTTGAACTCTTTTGGTATGACGTGATGGTCCTCGACGTTACGAACATTCCATCTAAGTTTGAACGTACGTCTGAGTAATGACCCGTATCGCATACTATAGTTTTGAAATACTTCTACGCCGAGACGCATCATTGAATCTTCCAATTCATCAACTTCTTGCCATGCCGCAAAACACTCTTCTGATGTTCCCGAAACGTAACATTTTTCATCGGCCTCGTCGAGTGCTTCCGCGAACCTAAACTGAAGGCGTGGGTTCTCGAACGTTTGAAACGCAATATTTATTTTTTTACTATACGTATTTTCAAGAATGTTCTTACGTATTTGGTTACGTTTGTTTTCGGGACTTGGAGGAATTGAAGAAACTCTAATCATTTACTTTTTAACGTGGTATATCTTTAACACGTTAAAAAGTAGGCGTGATCCCAGCGGGGGTCGAACCCGCGACCTCGGCGTTGCGTTTGTGACGATAAAGTCACTTAGGTATACCTAGTAGTGTATAAGCACCGCGCTCTAAACCAACTGAGCTATAGGATCATATTCATATATAAATCATAATCTTTATACCCCACACGAAGGGTGAGACTCTAAATCTAGTGAGTGTCTCGGTGTTGGTAATTTGTTATCTGGTGTTTTTGGACGCGTCATCCATTTTTTTATAGCTTTTGATACGCGCGAATCGTCTTGTTTAATTAATTCACCGTTTGAAATTATACTTAAACCATTACACACGTCAGGTTTGTTTTCTTTATCGGGAAACGTTTCGTTAAACGCCTCTATCGTGTGCCCGGGTATATCGGGTGCTTCATCAAGTAATCTATCGTATTCTAAACGCACTTTATTCACAAAATCTAAAACGTCTTCGCGATATTTGGTTTCTAATGATAATTCCATATCAATGTTCCTATAGAATTTTGAGTATTGTACGGACATGACCGAGTGTGCTTCCATCATACGTGAAGAATTGTTAAACTTTGATATCGATGTAAGTATACCCGCAATAACATTCATAAACGCGAAAAAATATTGAAAAATAACAATTTTTTGTTTTTGTTCGGTCGACATGTTTTGATCATTAGGACTTAAAACCGCAAACCCGCCAACACCCGTAATACTCGATATAACTATACACGGGTACGATAACCAATCGTTTTGTTTTTTATAAAACATACGCGCGTGATTGTGTAACCATCGGTACCCGGCAGCCTTTTCGGCCCATCGGATTAGGAGTTGTTCTTGTTTTGGACACCAATGATGTTGTTCTGGTATAGTGTCGCCTCCCATTACTCTTTCTTAGAAAATAAATAAGCATATTCGCGAGCCTGTGTATCTACAATCTCGTTCTTTTTGTTTCCATTATGTGCCTTGACCCACTTTATATCAACAAACTCAATTTTACGCAATAGGTATAACATGTGTATCCATAAATCCTTATTCTTTACGGGTTCACCTTTACTCGTTTTCCAACCGTTACGTTCCCAATTCTTCGACCACTCGAGTAACCCCATTTTTACATAGTTACTGTCGGTATATACAGTTACGGTATCGTGTCCTAATTCTATACACTTCTCGAGTGCTTTTACGACCGCGGTCATTTCCATTATATTGTTTGTGGTTACTTTATCACCACCTCGACCTATAAAGTCGTCTATAATATATGCCCAACCACCGGGACCGGGGTTTCCTAAACAACTTCCGTCTGTGTAGACTTCTATCATACTTACTAGTATATATGATAAAATCTTTATATTTCAACAACGTGTTCCCTTTTATACGGGAAACAGTAATAGTAACATTTAACCACGGGATTAAACAACATACACGAACCACACACAGTTCCAAAAATTATTAAAAACGTGTATGTTGGTTCCATTTATACAAAAAAGGACTTAAAATTTTAAGCCTATACTAAATCAAATGGATTGGGATCCAGTTATTGTTCGAGGTAAAATCGACAAAACACGTGAAAAAGAAAAATACGTCAAGTTCATGGGTCAAGAAATCAAGTTACCGAAACGAAGTCAGTATTCAGGTATATCACCGGAACAAAAACTCGAGGAAGCTGAATTGTGTGGTACACATAGAAAAGTGAGTAAAGAAACGGGATTAACGATCCAACGGGCACGCGTTGCAAAACAATATACACAAAAAGATCTCGCGGGTCTTATACACGTATCAACAGATATTATCTCTTCATACGAATTAGGTAAATCAATTCCGGATCCTAACGTCATGCAAAAATTGCGTCGAGTTCTGGGTGTTAAACTCTAATCACTATCATTATGGACGATACAGTAGGTAAAAAAATTCAACGTATACGTATAGAAAGAAGTCACACACAAGTCGAGCTTGCACATAGAATTCGCGAAACTTTAGATACCATAAACAAAATTGAAATGGGTAAAATAGAAGCAAATTTGTACATACTCGAAAAAATACAAAAATACTTTAAGGTTAAACTTTAAAATTTGGTCTAAATTTTAATTTTTAAATTGTAAATTTTATTTATTTTTTAAATTTTTAAACGCTTAATAGACGCTTAGTTGGAGAACGCGAGGCCACCCATACCCGATTGGATTCTGAGAACGTTGTAGTTCGTCGCGAACATGTTAAGAGTATTCTTGGTGGAAGCAGTCGTCCTTGGAGACGAGGTACCCTTGACCGAAATGGAGACTTGCGCGTTGTCGATTCTGGAGAAGTTACATGTACCCGTTGGTTGATGCTCTTCTGGCTTGAGCGCAAAAGAGTACGAGTAGATCCCTGGCATTGGGGAGGAGGAGTGGTGGACGAATGGTTGGACGGAGTTAAAGTACTTACCGCCTTGTTCCTTGAATCTGTCTTGACCGTTGAGGACCAACTTGAAGCTGTCGAGTGGACCCGAAGTTTCTTCATCGAATTGCGCGAGGCCATACAAGGCTGGCGCACCCGCGGCATTTGGGGCAATCGCGACGTTAGAGTCGTCGACCGACGCCATGGCGGAAGACACTGTGACCGAGGTGTCGGTAAAGTTCCACACACCGTTCGCGTCACCGATAACGTTGGAGGATTCAGTGGTACACCAGACCAATTCCTTGACTGGGTGGTTGTACGACAATCTGATTTGCTTGGTCGCACCAGCGGAAGACGCTAAAGAGTCCGAGCCAGTGTGCTGGACTTGTTCGATCAAGTATTCGTGACCCTTTTGCGCAAATCGTCTGCGTTCTTCAGTGTCAAGGTAGATGTAGTTACCCCACACCTTCAAGGAGTCGAAGTTAGCGTACCCGTCCGCCAAGTCGATGTCAATTCTGACTTCGTGGTATTGCAAAGCAATCAATGGCAAGGCCAATCCTGGGTTTCTGTTAAAGAAAAAGATCAATGGCAAGAAGACCTTTTCGTTGTCAATAGTCGCCGAAGTCATCTTACCGTAGTTCAACTTCGCGGATTCGTCCATGTACAATTCCGCGTACAATCTCCACCACTTTTGGTAGTGCTTGTCGATTCTTTGACCACCGATGGACAATTCGACAGTGGAGATCGCGGATTCCGCAATCCACGCATCTTTAGTAATACCTGGTGCTCCGGAACATTGTAATTCAACGTACATGTCCGAGATCAAATCACCATTTCTGGCGACCGTGACGGAAACGCGACCACCAGCCGTGGCAGTACCGTTGACAGTTTGTTCGATGTTTTCCATCGCAAAGTTAGTGTGGCGTTTGTAAACCGCCTGGAAGAAAGTGACTTTTGGGTTACCAGTCAAGTAGACATCTTGGGCGCCGTAGGCGACGAGTTGCATGAGACCACCGGCCATATTGTTTGTTTTTGTACTATAGGCAGAGATTTTTTTTTCGGGTGAGACCCGCGAAAAAACCCGACCCTATTTTTCCTGGTATATAGAAATGACCGATCAAGAAGAACCCCTTCTTGAACCAATCGAAGAAATCGAAGAAATTGAAGATGAAGAATCTATAGTCGATGATCTTGATCTTGACCTTGAAATGCCAGATGATGATGATGATGATGAAGAATATATGATGGATATGGGTGGACTCTTAAGTTCGGTCCTCGCGACCGAAGATGGTGATACCGTATGTTCCGCACTGGTAAATATTTCCAGACAGATGGAAGTTCAAAACAAAATTCTTATAAAAATGTTATCTCATATGCAAAAAATTAACTTAGAAAAATAATCCATATGTAATAAAAGAAAATGGAGGAAACACATTTTATTAGTTCGGAATCAAATCAACGTGAATCCAATGCTATTATGTGGTCTAACCAGATTCAATCACTCAACCCTGAAGAGTTTATGCACCTTCTATCACAATTAGAAGATATGTGGGACATCAATGCTACGGATAATAGTATGATATCGTTCCAACTTGGATATAAAAACTTTATAAATCCTCAGGACCTCGACCCTGAAACGGGATTACCCGTTCGGTTTGACGTTGAACTTGTTTCTGGAAACCATAAACGCCTAAAAATGCAGTTGGGACAAATGTATCATCGGGCTGAAGTTTTAAAACTTTTAGATACCGAAGACGATGAAGATATGAAAATATCCATGCGTATAAATCGTCTTATTGATCAGGTCGATGATGCATGGCAAATTATTTTTAGGGCAGCTCGTATACACGAACGTATCAATAACCCGACGTATGTTCCTATAAACCCAGAATCAGATCCATCTATTTTTAGGTGTTCGACCATGGAAAAGGTGGAAGAACTGGCACCATACCAACAGGCAATTCTCGCATGTTTACAAAACCTTTACGAAACGAATGTTAAAAGATACAAGGGGTACTGTTGTACACAAATCAAGACCGAAGATGGTAAAGATACACGTGCATGGAAACAGGTCGAAACAATACAGGATTATGTTTATGGGGTTGCACAGAAAGAAACACGATACGAACTTTGGAAAAATTTATCGAGTCGTGGATCGGCATATAACGACGTTATTCGACATTTAACACACTGTAAAGATATGCAATTTCCAGAGATTATTAAAAATAGACACGTCTGGTCGTTTAAAAACGGTATTTTTATAGGTAAAGAGTGGTCTGCGCAAACAGGACTCTATGAATCGAACTTTTATACGTACGAGTCGCGTGAATTTAAAAATCTTGATCAAACCATTGTAAGTTGTAAATATTTCGACAAGGAATTTACGAATTACGAACACCTCGAAAACTGGTATGATATTCCAACACCATTTTTTCAATCGATTCTCGAGTACCAAAAGTTTGATTCGGATGTATCTAAATGGATGTATGTTATGGGTGGTC